GCAAAAATGCAACAACGAGCCGTAACAGATTCTGCTAGAATTGAAAGTCAAGAAGAAATTGCAGCTAACAGAAACGAAGTCAATAGAGAAAGGATAGACGTTCAAAGACAAGCTAGGAAGAACTAATGTTAGATCCAGCTAGTATTACTGCAGCTGTAAGTCTTAGCACAGTGGCCTTCAACAATTTGAAAAAAGCATTTGCCATGGGGAGAGACATTGAGCAAATGGGGTCTGACCTTTCAAGATGGATGAATGCCTCGAGTGATATAGATAATGCAGTTAAGACCTGCAAAAATCCACCTTTTTACAAAAAGATGTTGAGCGGTGATAACATAGAGGAAGCCGCTATGAAGTCTTTGGTTGCACAGAAAACTCTTGAAAAGCAGCGATATGAATTACAGCAGTATGTTAAATTTAAGTTTGGAGTAAAAGCCTGGGATGACCTGTTAAAGATGGAGGGCACTATTCGTAAACAAAGACAAGAACTTATTTACAAACGACAAGAATTAAAACAAAGAATTATTGAAGGTATCTTTTTAGTTATATTAATATCCTCTGTTATAGGACTAATTTTCTTTGCTATTTGGCTGAAAAAACAACAAGAGAATGTCTGAAAAAGATATTATATTTGTTTTTATTGTTCTTTTAGCGTATGCTTGGGCAAGTCACTTTGAACCTAAATGGATATTATTAAGATGAAAACATTAGAAAAAGGATCTAAGTACGAAAAAGCCGATACTAATGGTGATGGTATTGTATCCGATAAAGAGTTAGAAATAAAAGAACGTATGATTCTTCTTGAGAATCGTGACAAAAAAGAAGACCAACAACGTTGGCTCGTATGGTTTTCTGCAATGACAGTTACAGTTTTTATTGTTGTACTGATGACTCCTCTCATACCCATAGATCGAATAGATCATTTGAGTGGAATTGCAGAAATTTGGATATTATCAAACATGGGAATAATCGGTTCTTTTATTGGATTTAATCAACTAGCAAAAAGAGGTAGTAAGGAGAATGAGTTTACTAAATAATTTGATAGGTCCAGCTACCAATTTATTAGATAAGTTTATCGAGGATAAAGATCAAAAAGCTAAGTTGGCACATGAGTTGGCAACGATGGCAGATAAGATGGCNCATGAACAAAACCTTGCACAAATCGCAGTTAATAAAGAAGAAGCAGCTTCTGGAAGNATTTTTAAAGGTGGCTGGCGTCCTTTCATTGGTTGGGTCTGTGGGATTGCTTTTTTCTATCACTTTGTTCTTAATCCTATTATTCTTTTTGTAATAGCTATAATTGGTATAGAAATACCAACCTTACCAGAATTTCAAATGAATACACTCCTTACGGTTTTGGGAGGAATGCTAGGCATTGGATCACTTAGGACGTATGAGAAACAGAAAGGGTTAACAAAATGAGTTTTAAATTGAGTCAAAGATCTTTAGATAAATTAGAAGGTGTACACCCAGATATGGTTAAGTGTGTTAAAAGTGCCATAGAGTATACAAAGGTAGACTTTGGTGTGATTTGTGGCCTCCGTACGGAAGCCGAACAGCGTGAACTTGTTGACAAGGGAGCAAGTCAAACAATGGCATCGAAACACCTTGAAGGTTTAGCGGTTGACCTCATGGCTTACTGCGGATCGAGGGCATCATGGGAGTTGAATCTTTATGATGATATTGCAGATGCAATGGCTCAAGCAGCTAAGACTCATGGTGTTCCAATTAAATGGGGAGCAGCGTGGAGCATAGGAGATATTGCTCAATGGAATAGTGGTATGGAAGGTGCTATGAATAGCTATATTGATCTACGGCGCAGTCAAGGTAGACGACCCTTCATCGATGGACCTCATTTTGAGTTGATACAATAATGCCACATTATACAAAACCTTTAAAAAAAGTTATTGGAGGATTAAAAAAAGCTTCCAAGACACATGCAAGACAAGCAAAAGCTTTGAGTAAAATTGAAAAAGATCAAAGAACCAGATACAAATCGAAACACAAAACAAAACCTAAAAGAAAAAAATAATTATGTGGATGCCTATCTTACTTGTGTGTTCTAGTGTGTATGCTGAAAGTTGTATGGTAGTTACTAGAAACTGGGAGTTCCATGAAACATTAGAGCTATGTCTTGACGTTTCCATCAAAAAAGCCAATATACTTTTAAGAAACCCTGTAGTGTTTCACGTGAAACCTTTATGTCAGGAGATAGTTCTTGATAAAAAAACTTGAGGTATAATTGTATGGATGTTGTTGACTTCTCGAAATATTTATATAATAAGTTAAAAGAGAGGGAAGAAAATCTAACCTCTGCTCTTTCCGCTGGTGGAGTTAAAACTTGGGAAGAGTACAAAATGACGGTAGGAGAAATACGTGGTCTTTCTCTTGCACGTGAGGAAATCAAGACCATGCTGGAGAATAATGAAGATTATGACGAAGACACTTTACGTTCCTGAACATGTTAAAAAAGAAATAGAAAAAAATAAAAAAGCAGTACAAAACTCACTAACTGAAGACACGCCTTGGGTTGAACCAGGAAATCGAGTTTTAGATCCATCTCTTCTAACTAAATCATTACTAGAAAGACTACCTCAACCAACTGGTTGGAGAATTTTAGTTATGCCATATCAAGGTAAAGCTAAAACATCTGGTGGTATTTACGTTCCAGATGAGGTTAGAGAAAGAGAATCTGTAGCCACAGTTGTAGCCTACGTTCTTAAAATAGGTCCATTAGCCTATGGTGATAAAGAAAAGTATGGCGATAAACCTTGGTGTCAAGAAAAACAATGGGTCTGTATAGGAAGATATTCCGGATCTAGATTTAAAATTGATGGAGGAGAAGTACGTATTATCAATGATGATGAAGTCATTGCTACAATCTTTGATCCAGATGATGTTAAAAACGTATAGGTGTAATCATGGCTGAAGCAGAAAAAGTAGAAGAAAAAGTAGAAGAAAAAGTAGAAGAACAACAAGAAGAATTAGTTGTTGAACAGGTGTCAGAAGAACAACAGGAACCACCAAAAGCTGAAGTTTNAGAAGAAAAAGAAACTAAAACTGAAGACGAATTAGAATCATATAGTAAGAATGTTCAGAATAGAATAAAAAAACTTACTGAAAAGTATCGTCAAGAAGAAAGAGATAAACAAGAAGCTGTGGCTCTTTCTCAAAAACTTATGGAAGATAATAAAAAACTCCAAGCTAGAGTTAAAAATTTAGATACAGGGTATGTAGCAGAGTATGGAACTAGGCTTCAAGCACAAGCAGAACAAGCTAAAAAACTTTATACAGACGCTTATGCTGCCGGTGATGCTGCAAAAATGGCAGAAGCTCAACAAGCTATGGCTGCAATAGCAGTAGAGCAACAAAATTATAACACTGCAAAGATGAGAATAGATCAACAAGCTAAAGCTCAAGCTCAAGTTCAACCACAAGCTCAACAACCACAAGCTCAACAACCACAAGCTCAACAACCAGCTAAAGTAGACCCAAGAGCACAACAATGGGCTGATGAAAACAGTTGGTTTGGTAAAGATCAAATAATGACAACAGCTACTTTTACTATACATAATATGCTTACAAACGAAGAAGGGTTTGACGCAAACTCAGAAGAGTACTATAGTGAAATAGATAAAAGAATACGTGCGGAATTTCCACATAAATTCCAAACGAAAAAGAAAACGAATGGTAGTACCCAGGTCGCTTCTGCTGGGAACTCCGCATCTCGCAGTAATAACCAGAAGCGTAGGACGGTCAAGCTAACACCTTCTCAGGTAGCTATCGCTAAAAAGCTTGGCGTACCTCTTGAAGAATACGCTAAGTATGTGAAGGAGTAGATATGACAGAAACAAGAACTACACGTAAAGATGTTTCACGTGAAACACAGTTACGCAGAAAACCCTGGACACCTCCAAGTCACCTTGAAGCACCAGAACCTCCTCAAGGTTTTGTGCATAGATGGATAAGAGTCGCAATGCGTGGAGAAGAGGACAAAATGAATGTTCATGCTAAACTACGTGAAGGATGGGAACCCGTCCGTTCAGATGAATATCCTAACTTTGAAGCACCTGTTATTGATGATGGTCAATATCAAGGAGTCATAGGACAAGGTGGATTGATGTTGTGTCGTATTCCTGAAGAAACAGCACAGGAAAGAAACGAGTATTACGGGGGCCGAACCCGAGAACAAATGTCAGCTGTAGATCAGGACCTACTGAAGGAGCAACATCCTTCAATGCCTATTACGAAGAGTAGGCAAAGTCGTGTAACCTTCGGAGGAGCCAAAGGCGATTCCGATTAAAATAGAAAGGTGCTATTATGGCAAATGCAAATGGTGCATTCGGACTTCGTCCGATTGGTATAGTTGGTCAAGCTTACAACACCAATGGTGCTACCGAATATCGTATTGCCTCTGATAACTCCAATGCGATTTTTCAAGGTTCTCCTGTTATACCTTTATCAACTGGTTTTATTGACCGAGTTGGTGCGGCAGCAGGTGGAACAGTTGGACTCGTAGGAGCTTTCTGGGGATGTGAATATGTTTCGTCCACTACTGGTGAGAAAATATTTTCTAATTATTGGCCTGGCTCTGGTGCGGATTCTAATCATCCCGTCAAGGCTTTCGTTTATGATAATCCTCTGCAAACTTTTGTGATTGCTTCTGATGGTACGCTTACAAGTGAAGCTACCGCTAGAGGTCACATTTTTGCTAATGCTAATTTTGCTTCTGGACAATCTGGTTCTACAACAACTGGTATATCTAGTGCAACGTTGGCAGTAGGAACTATCAACACCACTGCTAATTTAAATCTAAGAATTATGGGTATTCAAGATGATGTTGAAAACTCTGATTTTACGGCAGCTGGTATTCCTGTAATTGTTCGTTTAAACAACTCCTTCAATTCACCTAATGGTGCGATTGCTGGTGGTACTGTTTCAACGACTGGCGTATAAGGAGATTGAGTAATGGCTATATCTAGAGCACAATTAGCTAAAGAGCTAGAACCCGGTCTTAACGCTTTATTTGGAATGGAGTATGATCGGTACGAAAATCAACATGCTGAAATCTATACAACTGAATCTTCAGATCGTGCATTTGAAGAAGAAGTAATGTTATCAGGTTTTGGTGCTGCACCCACTAAATCAGAGGGTTCAGCTGTAAGTTTTGATGATGCAAACGAGGCATTTACGGCTCGTTATAATCACGAGACTATTGCGTTAGCTTTTTCAATTACTGAAGAAGCAGTAGAGGACAACCTATATGATCGACTTGGATCAAGGTATACTCGAGCATTAGCTCGTTCAATGGCACACACAAAGCAAGTTAAAGCGGCTGCTATATTAAACAATGCGTTTACAGCAGGTGCTTCAGCCGGTGGAGATGGCGTGGCATTGTGTGATGCTTCTCATCCATTAACAAATGGTGGTACTTTTGCTAACGAACCAAGCACAGCCGCAGATTTAAACGAAACATCTCTTGAAGATGCTTTGATTAACATTGCAGGTTTTGTTGATGAGCGTGGCATGAAAGTAGCTTTAAGAGGATTAAAACTAATTATTCCAAGGCAGTTACAATTTATTGCTGAAAGATTAATGGTTTCAAATCTTAGAGTTGGTACAGCTGATAACGATACAAATGCAATAAGATCTATGGGGATGTTACCAAACGGCTATGCTGTTAATGACTTCTTAACAGATCCAGATGCGTTCTTTATCTTAACAGATGCGCCAAGAGGATTTATCCACTTTGAGCGTCTTGGTTTATCCACTAATATGGAAGCAGACTTTGATACTGGAAACATGAGGTACAAAGCCAGAGAAAGATATTCTTTTGGTTTTTCAGATCCTCGTTGTGTTTTTGGTTCACCAGGTGCTTAAACAACACTAACTTAAAAAGTTTAAAGGGCGATTTATTCGCCCTTTATTTTTTTCAAAAGTATGATATCTTATAGTTATCTTTGACAATCACACGGTGTGGTTGACATTTGCCAAGACAAAGATTGGAGAAATAAAT